CGGAACGTGGTACTATTCCGGACACAACCTGTTACGAAACTATTTAACGTTGAGTAGGGCAATTGATAGGCCCGATATAAATGTGTTGTGGTTGTGGGGTGAACCTGGTGTTGGTAAGAGTAGAAAAGCTCATAATAAGCTCCCTGATGCGTATATTAAGGAGCCTCGTACAAAATGGTGGAATGGATATCTCCTCGAACGAGAAGTCATCATCGACGATTTCGGTCCTGGTGGTATTGATATTAATCATTTACTTCGTTGGTTTGATAGGTATAAATGTTATGTTGAAAACAAAGGAGGCATGTTGCCTCTTCATGCTGATACGTTTATTGTCACTAGTAATTTTCATCCGCGTAATGTATTTAAGTTTGGTGATGAGGTTAATCCTCAACTACCCGCTCTTGAGCGGAGGCTTGTAATTGAAGAATTGTTATAATAAAACTTTATTTGTCATAAAGAACAATACTATACTTGATCGAAGGCCAAAAGCCGAGAAAGGTATGACCGGTAGCGCGTAGCGCGCTCGGGTCGTAGGTGGTGGGACGGTGGCCGGGGACAGGTAGAGGTCGAGGCCCGGAGGGCGAGACCGTAAGACATACTAGAATCTTAAAGAACTCTATAAATACTAGACCATGTGTGAAGATGGGATTAAAGGAACAAACGTCCCCCGAAATGGCAGGATTTAAGAAAAGAACATATGCAAGTGCATTTAAAAAGAAAACATATGGCCGTAAGAAAGGACGGTATATGCGTAGGAGTCGTAAAGGCGGCGGACGATCTAGTGCGTATAGTACGCTTAGTACGGGTGCGTCTAGGTTTGGTTTTAAAACTAAGAAGACAAGCAGTCGAGCGTTTAGGAATGCTTTGTGGAAGGATACGTTGTACAAGGCACATTACAGGTCTATAGGAGGTGTGTTAAATACGTTTGATACACCGGCTAATGCTGTATTAGAAAGGTCGGTTGTGTATAATGCAATAGATAATGGAGCGAATACGACGTTTTGGTTGACAACTGGTGGAGCGCAAGATGTAGATGGAGCAACTGTTCCATTTTTTGAAAGTGATATAACCTTACGTGGTGGTGTGTGTGGGGTTCACATAAGTAACGTGGACGCAACGGCAAATGATATATGTAGTTTAAAAGTGTATTTTGGGGTTACACCTAATTTACCTTCAACTGGAGGATTTAATTCGACAACAAGACCAATAGGATGGGATCCCACATGTTTTCCGGAGTTTAAGCAGTATGTGATGAAAGCAGTGTTGCAGGAATGGAATATAGAGTTGAAACCAGGTGAAAGAGTAACTTTGAAAAGAAGATTAGGAGTGAAGAAGATTGATAAAGCAGTGTGGGCGAATAGTGGAAATAGGTTTTACTGGGCGGTAATTGCAGGAAATAGTGATAGTAATAATGCAGCGTCCATTACGTTTACAACATTTTTTAATGTGTCGTTTAGTGGTGATGCCGTAGGGACTACTTAATGTAATGTCAACGATAATATTGTTTAGGGGAGAGGGTTAGTATTACCCCTCTCCCCCCCTCTTTGTATTATAAATAAGACCCCTTCGTGGATGAATAAACATGCCTACTCTTAAAAAAGCTTATGTGTTTACGCTTAATAATTACACCGAAGATGAGTTCAGAGCAATTGAAGAAACTTGTTCAAATTTCGCAAGATTTGCAATCGTTGGCCGCGAAGTTGGAGAATCAGGGACTCCCCATTTGCAAGGATATATTATCTTTGAGAGAGCATATCGTTTCGATACAATCAAGAGTCGATATCTCCCTAGATGCCATATCGAAGTCGCTGCAGGTTCAGTCGACGCTAATATCAGGTATTGCTCTAAGGATGGACAATTTAGAGAGTTTGGGGAAAAACCCAAATCCCTTTCAGGAAGTACCAGGGATGAGTTGGCAAGATCTTTCGTTGAGCAAATCAGAGGAGGACAACGCGCTGGACTGGATAGATTCGCTGATGAACAGCCCGGAACGTGGTACTATTCCGGACACAACCTGTTACGAAACTATTTAACGTTGAGTAGGGCAATTGATAGGCCCGATATAAATGTGTTGTGGTTGTGGGGTGAACCTGGTGTTGGTAAGAGT